TGTTATTCCATTTTCCATAATTCTTGCCTTATCCTGAAATGGAACATTTGATCCTGTCTGAATACTTGTAGACTGCTTAAAGTCAGAAGTGAATGATACGCCACGATTATTTATTGAGTATTTAATATCAAATAGTCTTGCATTTTGATTGCCTGCGTTATACCACTCATAAACATGATGAAGTGACTGTTCATCTACCCGTGCATTTGAGTCAATAAATAAACCTGCCTGCTCTGAAACAGCAGAACCAAGATTATTTAAAAACTCTGTTTTTGCAGCAACGGATCCTTCAACAAATCCGTATGAATAGTTGACTATGTTATTTATCTCTTTATTAAACTTTCTTGCATCAAACTTAAGGGTTATCATATATCTACCGCCTGGTTTTCTGATCTGCGTAAAACTAACTTGTAGTAGTCTACTTTTCCAAATGGACCAAGGAATGGCTCCTGTGATGCAACTTCAAATATTGTAGACTTTCCCGCTCTAGGGCCAGCGGTTTCTACATAAACATTATTGCAATTTCTATCTTGAATGTTTGTTAAAATTATGTTTGTTATAGATGTGCCAGAGTCAAGACTAGACACTCTTATATCTGATTTAACTCTGCCAATAAGTAAAGTATCTTGTGTGATATTTACATTTGGGACAATTTCTTCTTTTGTTTTTAAACCAGAAGTTGTAAAATGACAAGCAATAACTTTATCTAAAATCCACTGCTTCTTAACATTTCCATAAGTACCCTGCTCAACAATTGGATAAAAAACATCCACCTGCATAGGGAACATAAAATCTTTTCCCTCGCACTGCATTAGATCAATCCTGGCTTAGGTATTGTGACTGTATATTTATCTAAAATCTTATCAACAATCATATTGCCAGTTCCCTCAAATATTTTTTTATCGAACTGAATCTTGAACTGATCTGAATTATACGATGTTACGTAGCGTGTGTAATAATCTAACTTGCCACACTTTAGGTCTTCGATTAAAAGTTTAGTTGCATATTCAACATCAGGTGGTAGTGCTCTATAGCCAATATCAAGGACAAATGTATAGTCCCATCCCTTTGGAAAGGCTACTGCTGATGTTCCAAAAACATTTGCTAAATCTCCAAACGCTCTTGGATATTGCTGTGCTCCAGTTTCAATTCTATTATATTGTTCTGCGATAACTCTTTGAATTGCTGAGTTGTCAAATGTGACCATAAAATCATACATATTTGTTTCTGGTGTTTCAACATCATAAACTAAAACATTGTTTTCATAAACCTTTAGAACCTTATTTAGGTCTTCCCAAATTGAAAAATAATCTGATCCATCTGCAACTTTTTGCACTATATGCTTGCTATTGTAAAAACCATCTACGATAACTGTATCAATAATAGATCTGGCAACCATTTCAAATGTTTTGTATTCTTCAATTTCTGAGGCAGTCGTTCCTAGTTTGTTTGGATCTGTATACGGTCTAACAATATCTAGGTTTTCTTCATATAGTGTATGGATATGCTCTGTGTCATAAAACTTAATAAAAAATTTACGGTCATATTGGACCTGTGCCAAAGGTATTTCATAAATCAATTTTCCATTGGCATCTGAAAAAATATTAGTTTCAGTTACTGAGTGATCCACCAAATCCTCAACATAGACAACATACTCATAATTGGGTATAGGCAAAGTCCATGTTGTTGTTAAAGGATATGGTGGAACTCTCAATACTTCCATTAATTATGCACCAAATTCCGATTTAACTTCTTCTGGTGTAACTAGTGTTACGTGATCACGAGTAAGCCATTGTTCTGCTTCTTTTTGAGAAACGATATTGATTCCCTTTGAAACCTTACCAACGCCAACCCAAGAAACATTCTTAGTTGACTTAACAGCAACTGTCTTTTCATCCTTTGCAGGCTTTGCTACTGCTGCCTTGCGTGGTTCACGCTTTGCAGTAGTTGCACCAATTGCTCCATTGGCTACTGTTCCAACAGCCTGAACTGTATCTGATCCAGCATATGATGGTGCTGCGATTGCTGTTGGTTCTTCTGCTTTTTCTTCTTCCTGAGCAGGGGCTGCAGGTGCTTCTTCAACAACTGGTGTTTCTACAACTGGTGCCTCTTCGACAACTGCTGTTTCTACAACTTCTGGTGTTTCTACAACTGCTTCTTCTGCAGGATTATTATTAAAATCTTCCATTATTTCCTCCTGAATAGTATTATATCATTATAAATGATAAGGGGAGCAGGAGCGTTAACTCCTACTCCCCCTAAAGTTTTACTGTTACAGATTATGCATCTGCTGCAGCGTCAGCCCATGCGATTGCATCTTGTTCTTCCCACTGAATACCGAAGCGAACGAAGACTGTATATTCTACAGTGTCCTTCTTTGGCTTGTATTCACGGTTAACTGTGATGTCACGCTGGAATCCCCATACACGGTTCTGTGGGAATGTCAAGTCGACATATCCTGCAGGGTAGTAAGGAACTTCTTGTACGTCAATTCCGAGAACACGAGTTGTACGTGCTCCACCGAATGTCTGTGCTGTACCATCAAGGTATGCTTGACGGTTTGCAGGTGTACCTGCTGGTGTACCAGCAAATGCTTCTGCGATTGCGTCTGCAAGAGTACCATTATTCTTAATGATTCCCTGGAACGCATCTGTACCAGCATAGAACTTCAAGTTAGACTTGATTGCACGGTACTTACGTGGCATTGCAAGAATGATCTTCTGCATTGCATCTGTTGTCCAGTTATTATTTGTAACTGTAACAACTGCTTCGTGAGCATCTCCATCAGTCTTAACATGAGGTACGAAACCTTCCATGATTGAAAGAAATGCGTCTGATCCTGTTCCTGTTCCGTTGATTGCAAGGTCTTCGATATCATTACCGAAAGCATTTGTCATCAAACGTACAATGTGATCTTCTAGTTGTGCACCTTCGATATTATCTTCTAGTGCTTCTGCAGAAACTTCCCAGTCAAGACGAATCTTCTTTGTAGTCAATTCAACCTTTGAGAATGTTGCTCCTGCGTTTGTGTAGTCGCCAACTGCTTGCGCTGCTGCACGAATTACACGCTCTCCGACGTTTACCTTTTCGAGTTCCATTGTATTGGCTCTCATAGTAACACGACGGCCATCTTGGGCGAGAGTGGTTGCATCCCACACGTAGTCAATAAAACGACGTGCTTGCTCTGGGCGTAGGATACCTGATCCAGCCTCACCTGAAGGGTTTACTGCGTTTGGTCCTGTTGTTAGACCGTTATTTGATGTAGGGATGTTTCCAAGTACTCCACCGTCTGTGTAGTTACCTGGTACGTTTACTCCTGCATCTGAACCTGATGCGAATGCTCCCTGACCCTGATAGAGTCCTGGTGCTGTTCCACCTAGATTACCTGAAGTTCCAGGTTGGTTCTTGATTATTTCTTGTTCCGACATATTGTCACCTCCTGTGATTTTTACTTATTTTATTTTTTAATTGAATAAGTCGGCTGTTTTGAGGAAACTACCGCCCCATAGGGATTTTTCAACCATTTCAGGTTGATCCTGTACAATCTCGCCGAGATCGCCAGACTTTCGGAAAGCGGTGTCTGCTTCTACAGCATCTACACGCTTACCAAATTCATTGAATTCTTTTGAAACTGATGCAATATCTTTTGCAACTGCTTCAAATGAACTTTTTGCTGTATCAACATCGACCTTTGAAACCTTAAGTGCTTCCACTTCGGCTTGCAATGATTTAACTGTTGATACTAGATCGCTAAAGGCTGATGTTAGAGTGTTCTTGATTTCTGCAATTGACTCTGCAATTACTTCATCTGACTTTGGAGCCATTGGCTTCTTGTCTTCTTCTGCCTCAACATCTGTTGACTCAGTTCCTTCATGAGCAGCAGATTCTTCAGCATCAGTCGGCTTTGCAGCCTTTTCTGTTGAATCTTCTGTATTTGTATCAGACTTTGAATCGCACATGCATGCATCCATAGCCTTTCCACAATCTGGACATGTTGAAGCCTTTGTAACTTCATGTGTATTAGCATCTGCCTCTGGAGCAACCTCTGTTGATTTAACTACTTCTGTTGCTGTTGCCTCTGTTGCTTCTGCAACTGTGGTTTCAACAACTGTTGTTGTTTCTTCTGTCATAGGATTTACCTCCTTGGTAATCTTAGAAGTATTAATGCCTTTAGCACTATCAACTAAGAACTTTATCATGTTTGTTTTTTCGTTATCCGTTTTTTCGACGAATCCTATATTTTTCATTTCATTACCAGTTACTGGGCTTGTAACTGATTCTTCTTCAGACAACAAAACAATGCCTGATTCGTTGTCGTAGAAAACATTTTCAAGGACTGTGTTTGATCCATCGCCCTTAATAACATCAATGCCATCAACCTTTTCTACTGACATAATATTTGCAAATTGATTAGCAGGGGAATCTACAAGACTCAACTCTACTAAATCATATTCTTTAATAATTCTAATTTGTGTGTCTGACTTCTCATCATAAGCGTCATCCCACTTATTCATTCTTCCGCCAATTGAAAAACCAGTATATGTTCCATCCAAAACTTTTTCCCATGCATCTTGTGCACCCTTAGAAATGTATGCAGAAACAAAAACACCAGAATAAAATTTCTTAGATTCTGGATCAAAGTACTTATCTTCTTTAAATGATACCATCTTTCCTACTGCTGATGGTGTATGCATTTCTCTAATGTTCCCACGGAATTTTGCAAATGCATCCATCGATGCTTCTGATGTTACAATATCATTTTGTTTGTCTAAATTGTCAAGGGACGCAAAACCTGAGACTATGCGTCTTTCCTTATCGACTTTAGCAAATGGAAGGGAGAGGCGAACACTTTCGCCCTCAGTATCCCAATGGGCTTTAGATATGATCATGGTTATTATATTATATACCCTTTTTTACAGAAGTATCACTATTCGGACATTTCAGCAATTGCATCAATATCGTCAAATTTTCTGCCCTCACCCTTTGGATTTCGTCCTGCAACTGTTGCAGATCCATCAGACTGATTATTTGTTCGTTGGGCATCTCTGGCTCTATTTGTAGTTGCATCTGCTGACTGTTGTGGCTTAAGGTCTAGTGGCTGATCCCCACCATCTCTTTGTGGCATTCTCAAAATAGTTCTTGCCTCATTAGGAAGCATGATTTGATTTTTTACATAACGCTCAAGGATTTGTGATTGTGCAATTTCATCAGTTAATGTGAGTTCATTAAACTTAAACTGAAGAATATCTGTTTTTTCACGAATAATCTTATTGATTGGCTTTTCAAGTTCTCTTTGTGCTGGTCTTGCAACCTGTTCCTTAAATGTTCTATCTTGTGCAAGTGCTGCAGCGATAGCAGATGAATCGGATCCGCCAAGTTTTGAAAGTGGCACCTGATGTGCTACCAAAATATCATCACGATTTTGCTTACGATACTTTTCAAAAGATCCCTCTTGAACACCATTTTCAATTGGCTCCATCTTAAACTCAACCTTATTTGTATCAGAGTCTCCTGGGAGTGGTATATAAAGAGTTCTATGATTTTGCCCCTTCATTCCAGTCTGCAAGAATCTAAACATCTTATCTTCTGCTTCACCAGAAAGTTTTGCACCCTTAAGAGTTACAACATATCGTGGTACTGCCTTGTTGCTAAAATAGTCAATATTGTATTGTGATGCAAGCATATCTCCTTGAAGTGCTGTGATTGCTGAAATAATATCTGGAACACCGTAAAAAGTATTTAGTGGAGAGTATTCTTTAAAGTGAATAATTTCATTTGGTCTAGCATCTGCAGTTACTGGATTTGGGTTTGTTGCTCCAAAGTTACGGAAATAAACAACTTTATTTGCAATAACCTGAACAAATCCATCACGCAGTCTTCTTGCTCTCATTGTTACTGATGGGATGTGACCAATGTATCCTATTTCTCCTTTTACCGTACGTCCAACTTCAATGTATCCGTTTCCAGTTGCTTGAACATCTGTATAAACCTTTTCCATAATAGTAGTAAACGAGTCTTCGCTATTTAGACTTTCAAGCCAATCTGTTAACTCTATCTTTGCTCTTTCAATTCTTTTTCTAGCACGACCAACTGCTTCTGAATCTGAAGAAGATTCTAACTTCAACATTGTCCTTGAAGAAACCTCAAAGTCATAGCCAAGACCAACAATGTTTTCTACCTTTGCATCAATGGCTGCATGGTTAGCAAAAGAGGTATCATAATAACTTGCAAGTTCATAAAGATTCCATGGTGGAGTAATAACATCAAATAAGCCATATCCATTTCTAAAAATAGTACCTGGATTAATCTCTTTAGACTTAGCACCATCTTTACCGCTTCTAACTGCTAAAGCACTATCCATATATTGTGGAGTTGCCTCACCCTTAGCGATTCTTGACGCTCTTCTTTTAAAGTTATTATCTAAACCAGATAAAGTTTTTAATTCATCCCAAGTCTTATTAAATGGATCTTGCTCTTTAAAAACATCTGCTTCTTGTGGAAAATTATCCATAGATGCACGAACTATATATTCATTTTCTTCTGACATTAGTCATCACTTCCATATTTAGCAATAGTGTCCTTAGCAGCCTGAACAGCACCCAGGTCGTTCATAGATGGAATTAATCCTTCTGATAATCTTTGCTTTTGCTCAGAGTACTCTTCTTCTGAAATTCTAGTTAATCCTGGAACAAAGATACACTGCCCATTGCCTTCATCTCCGTAATATTTTGCTGCATCACGTAGTTTTGCAATTTGGGTTATGTCGCCCTTCATTGATTCAATGTTAAGAACAGATCCAGAACCATCAGTAAACCACTTTCCGTCTGCCTTCTTGTAAACATAAAGTCCCCAGTCATAATGCTTTTCAATAATCTTTGCACGAGACTCACCAATTTGCCCTTTCATTTTGGGCAATGCTTTACGCTTTTTCTTTGGATTTTCAATATTCATAACCACAAGTATACCATATTATACTGGATCTGATGTCTGAGATTGCCACACTATATCTGTATAAAGTTCATATTGATATGAGTTTAGCCTAAATTTTCTTGTATCGTCTACAATTATCTTATTTGTACCAACATAACTCTTATACACATCAGAAGGATCTACTCCATAATAAGACTTTGTGGACAAAACAAGTACCCCATTCCAAACATATGCTGAATTCCAGTAATCCCACTCTAACTCTAAAGGCCCCAGATACTTAACCTTAAACCAAGGTCTTTCTGTAATATTTTGAACTTCCTGTAAGTTTGTGGACTTGTAATGAGAAACAAGATTAACAAGCAAAGGACCATTAATTTTAATTGATCCAACATAGTTATCAAAGTTAACAATACTGGAAAATGATACCCCCAGCATTCCCCATTCCCTTATAGTTATGTTTGGCTCTTTTACAAGATTACCATTCCAATAAAATCCAATACCGTTTTCAATTTGTCCAGTTCTTGCATTAACAGCATATATTTTTGCTCTTTTGCCATCTGGATGATTTGCTACCATATAAAACTTTATAAGATCATTTTTGCCCTCAACCTCAAAAATTTGTGTTGGAGCATATGGGAAAAAGTCTTGATCATATCTAATTGCTGCCTGCATAGCCATAACTTTATAATTAGAAGATTTGTTTGAATTTACTGGAATTGATAGTCCACGATTTACTAATGGGTCATACGAACCCTTCACCTGTATTCCAGAATTTTTTGTAAGATATAAGTATGGAGAACTACCCTTATAAATTGTGTATGGATTTGGCTTTTTATAATCATAGTAAATACCAGTTTTTGTATATGGATAAATCTGAACACCAAACCTGCTTCCAATTGGATTTGGAGCCACATCATTATAAGCCTGTGATGCTAGTTGCAAACTTTTAACTCTAACTGGATTATTAAGAATTCCACGCACTTTAAAATTTAAATGAACAACTACCGCAAGATCATTGAAATTAGTTCCTCTTGGTGGGTATAGTAGCATTCCATCTACTACCTCATATTTTGTATTTATAAAATTATCGTAGATAGGTTTATTATTATCATCATAACCCAAAAGATATGTTCCTGGCTCAACAATTCCATTTTGCAATGGTGACTCTATATTTGTAAAATAAGAGTCTTTGGCATTTGCACCTGTTGAGACATACTGAAAACTGACATAAGATTTTACTAATGAGTTTGATGTATCATACTTATATGTTTTTGAAGATTTATTTTTTAAGTCTGAATAATCCATGTACCCAGTAAAAAGGTGATTGTCAAGTGATTCATAAGTTCTTTGAATTGGATTTTGGTACTCAGATTGCAGTTCTTCATAATTCCAAGAGCCAACCTGAGATTCTTCTACAAACTTTGAGGGTGCTGGATAATTTATATTAAACTGCATAAAATCTAAATCATAGTACGATTCATTTTTTGCATCTGTAACATATTTTGCAAAATATGACAATGGTATGTGATCTTCCCAATAACCATCTATATCTATATCTAATGCAAAAGTATCAAAGTAGTTATTTGGGCTTAAGGTATAACTTGCTATATGATTTATTAATTTTTGAGTTGGATATGAGTTAATGTTTCCACCATCTAAAATATAGTCCCAAAAATAAGAAGTTGCACCAACATATTGGCCAGCATCATAATCAATATACTGATTATAAGTATTAAAAACATTTTCAAAATTAGTAGGTGTTCCAAAATCATTAAAGCATTCAGAAATAAAAGAGTGGTTTCTTTCTGTTGCAAAACCTATTTTATATATATTTCCTAAAAACATTTTAGATAGAGTTTTATCTCCACCAACATATAATTTAAGCCCTGACCTATTTCCAAAAAAACTAGAGACATCTTGGCCGTAATGAGAAGCAAAAGTATCTATATCTAACCCAGAGATAAAATCTTCTCCAACTTGTACTGGCACTGTTTCATATATGAATTTTTCCCCAGAAGATTTAACAATTTTATACTCTAACTCTAATGTATGTTGCAACTCAATAATAAATGAATTTCCAGTTATTTGGTCATCTATCCTAAATAAAACTTGTGGTGAATCTGGCACTGATAAAACTTTAAAAATTCCATAAAAAGATCTAATTGGAGTATTTGTAACATCTAAACTATCAAACAAAATATATCCGCTTGTATCGTTCCAGTCAGAATTTGGCCTTAATCTAAAGAGCATATCTGATTCATTCTGTATGTTCTTACATGCAGTGTTCCACTCTTGATTTGTTTTATTATTAAAAAATACCGTTGGCAAATTATACTCTGGAAGAGATAGTGCATTATTTGATGCAACTAGATTATCTATAGATGCTTGAGACCAAATACCTATATCTGGATAAGAATAATTATTTGAATAGTTTGAAAATGGATAATCAATAAATAGGGATGTTCCACTATAAGATGCATTAATATTTTCTGGTACCTCAACACCTTGACCGTAAACAAACCTTCGTTTTGCAACAATTGATGGAACCTGATAAGGATAAATTGCAACACAGTCTACTTCAATTGGAGATACATCTTCGTATGCATAAAATCCAATCCAGTCTTGATTTTTACCTTCAGAATTATATTTATCTGGTAAAGCAAGTTCTGAAGTTATCATGTTTAATGAAATTACCTGCTCTCCATTAATAAGAAGGTTTGCTGAGTTATTTGTTAATCTAACATGAACAATCATTGGCCTTACCCATTCACCAATATAGTGAGATCCATAATAATTATCAATCTTTAAAATTATGAAAGGGCCATCTACATAAATTCCATCTAAAGATGAGATTGGTCCACAAATTCTTTTCTTAACACTTGTATCTGAATTAATTCTGAGCCACATCTCTAGCGTTTGTTCTTTAAATTTACCACCCTCATTTAAAAAACCATTTCCAGGAATTATTAAAGATGGCAGATCTCCATTTTCTTTTAATATTGTTGTACTTGTAGATCCATAAACTAGAGGAATCCCAGAATTTTTTGCAACAAGTGCATTGTCAGAGACCATATAGTATCCAGGAGAATCTGACAAACCATAAGATTTTGCCTCAATCGCATATGATGAATCAATTGCTATATCGGAAGGAACTAAAACTTTTTGAGCACCCAAAGATGTTGAATTAAACTCTTCTGACCATTGACCAAGAGTTATTCCATTAACAAGAAATTCATAATCATTTTGTGAAATAGAACCACTAATATACTTTATCTTCAACACAATTCTAAAGGTTGTATTTTTATTTGGAATCTCAAAGGTTTCTGAGACAAACATCCATTTTCCATAAATAGATGTATTATAATTTTTTAGATTTTGAATTACTTTACCACTTAGTGGATCGTAGTACTCATACCCTATTTCGATTCCAGCAATATAAGAACTTAATGAATTTATATAACCACCAATAGAAAATGTAGACATATATGAATTTAGTGTCGTAAAATTACTTAAGTTATCGCTTATGCAAACTATCTCACCAAAACTTTCAGTGCTTAACTCTCCAGTAAGTTTAGTAACTGAACTATCTGTAAAAGGCTCATCGTATACGGAGTCAAACTCTTGCGAAGACCCACCAGTTACTGACCAATTGAAAACAGATCTTTCTTCTTCATTAATCAAAGAAATATAGTCTGCTTTATCATCCAATGCCCACAAAACCGTTGGGTGTTCAGCAAACACTTTTTCTGCATATAGATTTGATGGAATAGACATTATAGGTCTATTTTATCATACTATGCGGGTAAACCATCTTGGAAGTGCATATCTATTTGAGCCAGTAATTTTTTTTACACCGTGCATAAAAGAGGGATTATCTGGAAAAGCAATCATATCTCCAGTCTTGGGTTTAATCTCTATATCATGGTCTGGGAAATAAATTTCTCCACCACCATAATTATCATTTAAATATATTAGTGTTGCAATATCATTTGGTCTAGATGTATCAAAATGTGCTGGCATATCTGCATCTATATCAAATTTTGAAATATGTGTCTTTCTTTCTAAAAAATCTTGAAATGGTCCTTCATAATCTTCAAGTATTTGACTGTATGCTTTTTTTGCAACATTTTGTAATAAACTTATTACATTTACATCATTTTTTGAAATTTCCTGAAAGGTCTGTATTTTAAAATAATCTATATGCTCATATTTAAAAAAAGAACTATCTGTTTTTTTGGAATAATCATATATGATTTCTGCAAGTTCTGAACTAATAAAGTTTGGATAAATTTTTATTAAATCTGAACTCATGATATTTTTATTTCACAATAATCTGTTGTACAGTATGCCTCACCCATTGCTTCTAGGTTATCTACACCGTCGTAAATTGCACCAAAATCAATATGCTTTAACTTACCTACATAACTATTATACTCCTCTTCAGAAATCTGAGTATATGGCTGTTGAGGATAAACAGTATTTCCCATTGGCAAGAATGATACTGCCTTTAACTGTCCCTCGTACATATGCAATGCTGGAACAACATGCTTTGATTCTGTTTCCTTGTCAAAAGACAAAGTTACAGAAACCCCATTATCTGACCAATACTTTTGAGCAGTTGCTGCAAGTGCAATTTTTTCAAATAGCGTTACATCTTTTTCAGATCTTGGATGACCTGACTTGATTGGGAAGTAAACTACTGATGTATTTGCTGATACTACGTCGTCTTCAATTGTGTACCCTGCTGCTTTGAACAAGTGCGTCATTGGATCTGTGTTTCCAAATCGAACTGCACGAAGGAAGAAGTTTCCTCCAGGTCCCCAGTGAACTCCAGGAGTTGCACCAGAAAGAATTGAAACTGATCCTGATGGCTTAACTGTTGTTACACGAATTGATTCACGAACACAAAGCCATTCTGAATACTGATGATCGTAGTGACGAATCTTGTTGTATCCTTCATCCATCCACTCACGAACGATTGGCAAACCCTTTTGATCTGCAAAGGAAGCAATACCAGTAAGTGATGTACCAATACGACGATTGCGTTGCATGATACCGTTTGTTTGTGGCCAGTGTGTTGGAACAAGTGTAACAGTCTTTCCATAAAGGTATGCAAACTTCAGGGTACGCAGGAAGTCCTCCTTAGATTCATGACGATTCAGGTGCACTTCTACAAGTGTACATAGTTCGTATGACTCCAATGGCTGCTCCGCACATGGGTTAAACCCCATCACACGATAATCTTTACCGTCTGGCGCATCCTTTAGTCGTCCATAATTACGAGCAACATCAAGCCAAATAAAACCTGGCTCTCCATTTTCCGTAATTAAATCTACATAATCTTCATACTTTGTTCCTACTTCTGCTGAAATAGAGTTATTAGACATCCAAGCCCAACCTGGATTTTCTGGGTCAAATGAGTTACGCTCTGGGAACATCTCTGAGTTCTTTAAGTTCATAAATGTATCATCGCCAGCGTTACCCAAAGCAAGTGTTGCTGATCTACGAACATTTCCTGATACAACGCATGTACCAATAAGGTTTACCAAATCTACAATAGCACGAGAATCCAGTGTTTCTCCACCTCTGGAGCCGATTACACGGTCTATTTGGTCGTGCAACTTGATAAGAGGTGCAGGCCCTGACGCAACGCCTCCAAAGCCCTTAATGGGTGCTCCAAGAGGTCTGATCAAATCATAATTAAACTTCTGAATACTTTGGTTTGCTCTAAGGTATGAGTTGATTAGAAGTCTAACTGACTCTACCCATCCTTCACGAGTGTCTGGAATTTCAAAGATCTCTTCTGGCTCTGTTGGGGTATAGATTAAGAAATTCTTATCCTGTCCCACTGTATCAAATCCTACACCAATGCCAAGCATTAATGCATCCATAACCCAAGCAAACAAGGCTCCTGGATCATTCTTATCAAGATCCTTGGTTGATACCATTGCACAGTTTTGTAGTGCTGCTGAGTTCTTCTTCTCCATAGTCATAGGAGTTCCAAATGCCCACATTCCTCGACCTGGTGGAGTCCACTTCAATTCAAACATTCTTTGGAATGCTTCTTGTGCAGATTTTTGAGCCTTGTAGTCATTCCATGGTAAGCGGTTTTCTTTAGCATGATTCTTCTGAACTGAATACATACCTTCAATTACACGACGACAAACCTCATGCCATCTTTCTTTAGTTCCATCTTCCTTCATGCGAGAATAAGTACGAATAAAAGTAATTTCTCCAAGTGAATTTTCTGCTGCATCTTTAAAACCAAATGGACTTTCTGTATTCTTGTACTTTTCTACAAAATCTTCTGGAAGTCTAAAACTAAAAAAATCGGTCATGTGTATCGTCCTTTCAAAAACGGAATAGTGTTAAGTATAGCAGAGTTTTATAAAAGTTAAAACTGTAAGTAAATCTTTACTTTAGAGTTAACAAAAACTAAAATTATCCAATTGGAATCCAGTGTTGTTGTTGCGATCCAAGCATTTGTGATAATGGTGATAAATCATATGCAATTGTAATTCTTGGAGTTGTTTCGCTCCAACCACCTATTCCGTGTGGGTGACCAGTTTCTGAAAGGATAGCACGATTGTTTTTGTTTATATTATCAAAAAGATCTTCCCCATTGATTCTGTATCTAGTATATGATGGTTCTGCATTTACACAATAATATCCATGAAATATTGGTGCTCCAGTTCCATTCATATGATCATGCAATCCGTCTTTTGTTTTATCATTAAGTTTTGGATCAAAGTTGTAGTTTATATTAAACCACCCCTGAATCATATACTGTTCTTTTTTAATATCTATTTCATAATAATATGTTGCTTCTTTTAACATGTCTTCAATGTTTGAATATAAGTTATAAATCATGTGATTATGAAATTGAAAAATGTTATATTTTTGAGCAAGCATGCTTGTAAAATTTGGATATTTTGATTTTATATCATTAAATTCTTCTTTAGATAGTCCAGGTAGTTCTCCATTTTTCAAGGATGTCTCTAGTTTTAAAACATAGTCTACTAATTCAACTAAGTTGTTATCTAGTGATCTTTCAAAAAATCTATGACCTTTATTATTTGTGTTCATTTGTATACCTTTTTCTTCCAAAAGTGTTTCTTATAACCAGAATTAAATACACTTCGAATTATATTCCTTTGCTTATTTATTTTTTTAACTTCATCTATACTTCTTACTATTTTTGAAACAAAGGTTGTTCTTTTAAATGGAATTACCTGAACCAGTGGAGTTCCTTGTTTAATAAAACCTTTAAAGTTGTCTTTTACCAAAAATGAAAAAAGTCCGTCTGAGGCAAAACTATCCGTATCTATTATTGCAGAAATAGCAAATAGGGGTGAATCCTCACGATGTTGTGGGTTAATGAATATACTACTATATCCTGGAGTTGTTTTTACTAGCCAAACTAGATTAACTCTAAATATATGATCAATGTATTCATCTTTATTTATTGGGTATCCAGAAATCTGTCTCATATCATGCATACCAGTCATTGGTGTAGAAACAAATTGCTTCATAGATTGTGGAACATCAAAGATTTGTTTTCCTTCTGTTGTATCTATATATATATCAAATGGTGCTTTTAATATATACCCGCTTGTTAAAATATCTAAAAATGCCATACATTTTTTAACAGTTAATTTTTGTACACCATTTGAAGGTGATTGATCATTATCATAAAATCCTGGAATTTTTCTAAACCATTCTGGCATATTTTTTGAAGATGGTTCTGGCTCTGGAAAAGCATCCACCATTTGTGGAAATAAAGTAATAAAACTTATTTCTTGATTTTCAGACTTCATCTAACAATTATATCAGACTGTATCTGGTCTGTCAAATGCTAGTGATTTTTCTGTAAAGAAGTTGTCATAAGGTTCACAGTTAATAGAAAGTTTTTCCATTTCCATGTCAATTGCTTCAACTACTAAAATATCAACAAATCCACTATGTTCGTGTGAATATCTCTGATATGTTGTATCTACTTGTGCAACATTAAGGTACTTGATAACTCCATCTTTTTTAACCAAAATATTGTGTGTATTAACAAACATATCTCCATCAATAAATACAAAGTTTTGTGCTACACCTGGGGTCAAAGAAACAATTGTTGTTTCAACTACTGGTAGATTTGACAAATCTTCTGTTGTTGACCAAGAAAGCCAATCATTATTTTCTCCAAGATCTACAGCAAGAACTTTGTCTCCTACATTAAGGTTTTTTGCCTCAACATAGCCATTAGTTGTAAGAACTTTTGTTTCAATTGATATTGAGTCACGCCATCCTGGTGAGAATCCAAACACACCGAATGGTGAGAATCCAAACACACCGAATGGTGAGAATCCAAACACACCGAATGGTGAGAATCCAAACACACCGAATGGTGAGAATCCAAACACACCGAATGGTGAGAATCCGAATACTGAGAATGGTGTAAATGAGAATGTTGTAACATTTGAAGAGTATCCAGAATAGTCAGAATTACCATTTGCATTTGTTGCATAGACTCTGTAAGCCTGTGTTTGTCCACCACCCTGTGAAATATTAATAGATGTTCCAGAAGTGTCTCCCGCTGTTCCATCATTTCCTTCGACATGGTAGTTTGAAATTGCTTTTCCACCGTTTGCTGGAGCAGACCATGTTACTGTATCATAAGATGCTCCAGAGGGAGATGATCCGCTTGGAGCAGATGGTGCACCTGGAACTGTTGTTGCAGTTACTGGAGATGTTGCTGAAGATTCTCCACTAGTTCCATAAGAGTTTGTAGCAGTTACCTTAAATGTATAAGATGTGCCTGATGCTAAATTTTGTACTACGATAGGAGAAGAAGCCCCAGATGCAGTTTTTGATGCATCCTCAACAGCCGTAACTGTATAGGATGTTGCTGCATATGGGCCTGCTGCTGTGAATGTTACAGAGATTGCGCCATTGTTATATGCACGACCAGTTCCAACATCTGTCCCCGTTCCGATTGTTGGTGTATATGGTGCCAAGAAGTCATTTGCTCCCTGGCTCATTCTGCCTGCTTGTTTTGACATAGTTAATCTCCTTTAATTCGTATTATGCTGATAGGTCTCCGAAGACCAACCATCCGCCTGAAATCTTCATTGCTGTTACAACTGAGTATGTTGTTCTGAACTTGAGTCCAGGTGTACCAACTACACCGTTTGTTGAAGCAAATGATGCACCTGTACCTGATGCCTGGTAGAAGTCAATTGACTGTCCAGTTGAGTACCCTGTTGCAGGAAGTGTGATTTGTACTGCTCCAGTTAGTGGAACAAACTTATCTGCTTCTCCAGCAGCAAGTGTTGCTGATGATGAAATTGCTGTTGCAATTGTTGTAATAGATGGTACGCCAACCTTTGTTTGTGTACCGTCTGAGAATGTAACACCAGATGATGCTGTAACAGCACCAGAGAATGTTGGAGCATCTGCGACTGCAATTGTTGAACCAGTCTTTGTGATATTTGTACCAGCAGTTACTGCTTCAGAAGCATTAAACTGTGTGTAGTTAACATTTGTTGTTCCAATTGTAATTGTTCCTGTTGTGGTAAGAATAAATCCCTTAGAACCATTTGTTGTTCCAGAAGTTACAAAACAGAAATCTCCTGTTGCAAGTTCTCCTGATGGGTTGTTATCGGCATCGGCTGCACGAGTTAATACCCATGCTGCTGAACCTGATCCAACCGTAGTTAATGTATAAATACCATTTTGTGTTGCAGTTGTTTGATCTTTAACAAGAACTCTATCTCCAACAGACCATGATGAAACTCCATCTAACGTAGTAAATGAACGGTTGGTATCAGCAGTAAGTGTTGCACCAAGACCATTTGTACCATTGCTATAGTTAGCAGATAAATTTGTTGTAGTTGTTGCTTTTACTGCTTGGTGAAAGTTAATTCCAGCAGCAATACCATCAACATATAACTTAGTTGCTGCATGAAGGTCTGATGTAGGTGCACCTGAAAGTGTAAGTGCTCCTGTCATTGTTCCTCCAGCAAGTGCCAACTTAGCATTAAGTGCTGTCTGTGTAGCAGTTGAAACAGGCTTATTGGCATCTGAAGTATTATCAACATTTGCAAGGCCTACTGAAGACTTTGTAAGTGCTGCTACTGCAGTTGAAACCTTTGTATCTGCTGCTGTTCCTGCTGCTGCAATAGCCTCAGACTTAGCGGTAGCAACTGTTGTTGCTGTTGCAAGAACTGAAGTATCTGCAATTCCATGTACAGAAGTTGTTGCTGAATTATGTGTTGTTACCTTACCATCAGCATATGTTTTTGTTGCTAATAGTGTAGTATCTGCAATTCCATGAACATCTGTTGTGTCTGCCCCATGAGTAGAAACTGCTGAATCTACGTATGACTTAAGAGCAAGATCTGCAGTATTTAAAATACCATGAACACTTGTTGTATCTTCAGTGTGTGTATTTATTAATGTATTTACTGAAGCAGTTGTTGCTAGTGCAGCAGTATTTGCAATTCCGTGAACATCAGTTGTTCTAGCATTGAAGTCAGTAATATAAGTTTCAATATCTGGCCACTTGGCAAGAACTGTTGTATCTGAAATTCCGTGAACATTTGTTGTATCAGCCTCGTGAGCAACCACAACACCATTTACATAATCTTTGTTTGCTGCATCTTGTCCACCTGTTGGTGCTGGAAGATTTGTAATTTTATTATTATCCATATTTATGTTTCCAGTCATCTGTGTTCCTGACTTTGAAACTTTTGCATTAACTGCATTTAAAATTGTTGTTGCAAATGATCCATCATTATCAAGTGCTGCTGCAATTTCGCTAAGTGTATCTAATGCTTCTGGTGCTCCAGCAATAAGATTTCCTAGTTGACCTAGTGGGATTTTTCCATTTGAATCAAGTGTTGCAACACCATTAGATGCTGCTTTTTGAGTTAAAAGAATATAATCATCTAGTGATCCACCAAGATCTTCTAGATTCTTAAAGTATGATAGGTCAGACCATTCAGTCGTACCATCACCTAGTTTAAATTGGTTTGTGTCTGTTTCTACACCAATTTCACCCGCAGCAAGTACTGGGTTTGCATTTGTCCATTGAGAGGCTGTTCCTCTTCTTTGTTGCATTCTTGTTGACATTATTATCTCTCCTCTGTACGGGCTGCGTACTCTTTATTATTTAAATTTTTCATTGACTAACTCCCCCGCCATCAAGAACGAGATTGAGTGAACCAATATTGTTTAAAACAGATTTTACAAAAGCAGTTGTTGCTATTTGTGTGCTATCTGTTGAAAATGATGCTGTTGGTGCTGATGGTGTTCCAGTAAGTGCTGGTGAAGCCAAAGCAGCCTTAAGATCAAGTGCTGTTTGTGTTGCAGTTGATACTGGTTTTGCAGAGTCTGCTGTATTGTCTACTGAACCAAGTCCAACCATAGATTTTGTAATACCAGAAACTGTACCAGTAAAGGTTGGTGAAACAATTGGTGCGTATGTTGATGCTGCAGTTGCAGAAGCAAGTTTAGCATCTAGTGCTGTTTGTGTTGCAGTTGATACTGGCTTATTTGCGTCTGAAGTATTATCAACATCTGAAAGTCCAACTGATGATTTTGTCAATCCAGAAACTGCAGTTGAAACTGCTGAGTCTGCATAAGTTTTTGTAGCAAGTTGTGCTGTGTTAGCAATGCCATGGATATTAGTTGTGTCTGCTTCATGTGAAGCAAGGTCAGCACTTGAAGCCTTTGTTCCAACAAGAGTAGCAAGTGTTGCTGCTGTTGATTCGTCTGCTGTTAGAGCATCTGCAAGTTCTTTTAGTGTATTTAGTGCTTCTGGTGCTGAGTTTACAACTGCTGCTACTGCAGTAGATGCTGCGTTATCAGCATATGTTTTTGTAGCAAGAGCAGATGTATCTGCAATACCGTGAATATTTGTTGTATCTGATTCATGTGAAGCAAGAGCAGTTGCTGCTGTTGTTTCTGCACCTGACTTGGCATTATTAGCCTTAGTAGTTGCATCAGATGAAGCAGTTGAAATTGCTTCTGATTTAGCAGTTGAAATTGCTGTAGCCTGTGCTGTAGAGACTGGCTTTGCTGAATCTGCTGTATTATCAACCGATCCAAGTCCTACCATAGACTTTGTTACACCAGATACAGTTCCTGTAAATGTTGGTGATGCTATTGGAGCCTTGGCTGCAAGATTTGTTGTCATTGTGCCAATAAAGTCTGGGTTATCTCCAATAGATGCTGCTAATTCATTAAGTGTATCAAGTAGGTCTGGTGCTCCATCAATTAGGTCTTGGATGGCTGCTGCAGCGTCTGCAGTAAAGTAAACAAGGTCTTCCCAGCGATTAGTGCCGTCACCAATTTTAAATTTATTTGTGTCAACTTCAAATCCGATTTCGCCTGCTGCGAGAATTGGGTTTGCTGATACCCACTGAGAGGCTGTTCCTCTGCGTTGCTGTTGTCTAACTGCCATTTATTTCCTCCTTATGGGTGCTGCCCATATGTATCTTATTATAACATCAATTTATTAATTGAAATTATCTATTGCAATTCCGCCATCATGTGTTGATGAGAATACTGTATCTAATGCACTGCCAGAGTCTGTGCTGGCAGTCATTGGACTGTTAAAAAATCCAGAATCTACAAACATTGTAACAATAAGGCCATTGCCATCAATTGAAGTGTCATGAATGTGATCTGGAATATTGGTTGTGTCTTCAATAGTTGCTTGTGTATACCAAGAACCATTATAATAAAAATTAACTCTATTTGTCAGAGTGTCTAACCACTGTGTACCATTAGTTGGTGAAGAAGGAGCAGTATCGCCGACAGCCATTGATTTTGAATCAACATACTCTTTAGTTGCTGCATGTGTATTAAGAGTTGGGACTCCTACTGTTACTGCATCTCCAAATGTACCGCCGTTTGCTACGACTAATCCATTTTTGACTTTGAAGTCTTTATCGACTGTTGCCATTTATTTCTCCCCTGTACCACATTTTTTGTGGGGGATTTTGAAAGGATCCCCCTAACCTTTAATTAATTACTTAAGTAGTGTTCCCATAACAGTAACTGTTGAGTTATTGTTAGCAGTTGTTACTAGAAGTTGTACGTTTGATCCTGAAATACCTGCTGAAATTGATGATGCTGAACCATTAGTTCCAACAATTCCGTATTCAGTGATTGCAATATTGTCTGAAGTATCAAGTGTCAAAAGAACCTTTGAAATTTCAGTGTGTGTTCCATAGGCAACCTTTACAAGGTATTCTGCTGAACGGTAGTCAGCCTTTGCAAAAGCATGTGCTGTCTGAACTCCAGCAGTTGGTGCTGAAAGAGTTGCAGCAACTTGCTTGGCAACTGAATTCAAATCAACTGATGTGAAGTTTGGAACAACTGCTTGTACAGCAGATACTGCACGAGCATTTGTAAAGTAAAGGTTTGTGCCTTCTGCAAGATCAGATGTTGTAGAATCTGCTACACCGTTTTCTGCGGTAATAGTAAGTCCTGCACCTGTTCCTGTGATTGTGATATTTGTAAGTGATGCACCAGTCAAAAGATCTGCTGCTGAAGACTTAGCACGAGAATCTGTAAAGTATTCATTTGTACCCTCTTCAATATCAGATGTTGTAAGTGCGTTTACTGCTGATGTAATTGCAGAGTTACGATCTGAAACTTCTGTAGAAATTGCTGAATTTGTGTAATCATTAGCATCAGTAATTGCTTCGCCCTTAGCGTTTGAAATTGCTGAATTACGGTTTGAAACTTCAAGTGAGATTGCAGAATCTGTGTACCCATTTGAAGATGAGATTGCTTCGCCCTTAGCAGTTGAAATTGCAGAGTTGCGGTTTGTAACTTCGGTTGAGATTGCAGAATCTGTGTACCCATTTGCAGCAATCTCTGCAGCATCTGCATATCCTTGTGCTGCTGTATCAAGGCCAGAAATTTCTGAATCTACATATGTTGTGTCAGCCTTTGTTGCAACCAAGTTAGCAACATCTGTTGCATAATTTGGATTATCAGCAATTGCAGCAGCCAATTCATTAAGTGTATCAAGAAGTGCTGGTGCTGAATCTACAAGAGCAGCGATCTCTCCATCTGTGTATGAATTAGCAGAAGAAATTGCCTCTGATTTAGCAGTTGAGATAGCACTATTTCTATTTGTAACTTCTGTTGAAATTGCAGAAGAAATTGCTGAGTTGCGGTTTGTAACTTCAGAAGAAATTGCAGAATCTGTATATCCCTCAGATGTTGAAATTGCTTCACTCTTAGCAGTTGAAATTGCTGAGTTGCGATTTGTAACTTCAGTTGAGATTGCTGAATCTGTATATCCATTTGAAGATGATATTGCCTCACCCTTAGCGGTTGAAATTGCAGAGTTACGATTAGTAACTTCGGTTGAGATTTCAGAATCTGTATAGCCATTTGCAGCAATTTCTGCAGCATCTGCATATCCTTGTGCTGCTGTATCTAGAGTAGAAATTTCTCCATTTACATATCCACGAGTTGCAATTTCATTATTTGATGATTTTCCGCCATAGTAGGCTGATCCATCTGGATTAAGAACAATGTCTCCATTGCCTGAATTAAGTGCAATGTCATCTGATGCAGAAAGAAGGATTCCATTATTAGAACCAATTTCTGTATCTCCATTAACAACATCAATACCGTTGTTTGTTGAACCACCAACATAGAGCGTATTTACTGTTACATTTTCAGCAGCAAAGTCTCCGTTAGCGTCACGCTTTACAACCTTGTTTGCTTCGTTAGCAGATGTGGCTGTTCCACCAATAAGACTAACTATGTAGTCTTGATCATCTTGTTTCTTTGTAAGAATGTCAAATCCATTAACTGTCGCTGTTGTACCTTCAACGATAAGTCCACTCTTAATTTTAAAATCTTTATTTACTGTTGCCATTTTTTATATCTCCTTTTATTTATGCCTTAAGTCCCATACGTGCAAAACGTACAGTGACTGGCTTGATCGCAGGATCTGGAGTGACTGTTAAAGCCACGGTATTTCCAGTGCGAGAGACATCAATGGTGCCAATATTCCCATCATTGTCGATAGTGCCATATTCGCTGACAGACACATTTTGTCCATCAACTAAAATTGTTAATTCGGTTGCATAGAACTTATTGTCCCCTGCAGAGGTTTTTGATATTGAAACAATATACTTGACCATTCGCCAAACTGTGGCATCAAAATTATCAACTACAGTTACATTCTCAATACCATTGATTGTATTTTCATTATTACCCGCTGATCCCAAATCTGTTGATTGAGCAACAAGGGTATCAATTAAATCTACATAATTTTCTTGAGTTGGTCTATCACCTGTTTGAAATAGACTCTTTACTCCTGGAACTGATATTTTAGCCATGTGGTAATTATAACACCCCTTTTTATTTATTTAATTAGAGGATATAGTTGCTATATCCAATAACTTGCAATGGGATTGCTGGAATCATCCCACGAACATCTTGAATTTGAACTGATGAGAATTTAACACGGAATGGAAGAATTTCTTTTATTTCAACAAATCTTTGAAGATCTTTGATTGTTGTTATTGAATAGTCAAATGATTTTATTAACTTAGTTTTATGATTTAGTTCATCTATTATTATTGCTGTTGCCATTAATCTGTTACATCTTCAAGGATCTTCATGCTACCCTGGCAAACAGTCCAAACTCTTGTTGAGTCAGATAACTGGATGTCAAAAATGTCTCCTGTTTGAAGTTGTACAGATTCTGCTGCTGTTAGCCAAACTGTGAATTCTCCTATTAGATCATCATCATCTTTTCTTGGGTGCAAATGCATTACAACTGTAGCATCATCTGTAATAATTCCAGGGGTTGAGTTTGGTCTTTTAATTTTCATAGCAATTTCCCAATCAGGGATATTTAATGGTTGTTTTGCATCATCTGTTGCGTATACTTTAAAACCAGACGTATCTCCACGAACTACAGTCCAAATAACAGTAGGTGGTTTATTTCCTATATCGTATGATGATTGAGATCCCCTTGTAGTTGCCATTATTTTATTATATCACTATTAGGCTAATCCAGCCTTTAGTGCCCCCCATGTACCGTTGCCTTTTGCCTCAACAATAATAATTCCACTTACATCTTTTTTTGCAACTATGCCTACTGCTCCGCCTGATTGTGTTTTAGTCAACCAGCCATCGGTGCCAACATATAAAACATCCCCATTTTCAAAATTACGAGTATCAATATTTTTTAATACACCTGCAACTACACAAACTCCTTGAGAATTACTTGTTAGGTCCTGTTTTAATAATCCTAGGATTGGATTGGTGGTTGAAGGAACTGCTTTATTTACCTTGGTTGCTGTTGAATAATCAGTTACATAAACTGGAGTACCAGCGGGAAGAGTTTGACCAGAAGCATTTATTACACTAACCTGAATTACAGATAAGTCTAATCCAGATAGAGCATCTTGAACATCTTCAGCAAGATTGGCAATATCTCCATGCACATTTACTGCATCTGATGCCTGTGGATAACGTAATGAAAAATCTCCAGATGTTTGTGCCATAATATTTCATTATACCATATTTGATTTAACAACTTGACAACATTAAGTAAAAACTGTTATAATTATACATAGACACCTACCAGGGTGTTATTGTTTTCTAAGGAGGAAACTATGATTAAATTTATCGAAAGAAACAAAGAGATCATTAGCACACTCAGTATTGTGGCATTATTTGCTGTATTTTCTAACAGTGCTAATGCTGCAACAATTAATAACCATTTAAGTCCCGAACAGGCTCAGATCTCGCAAACCACCTCGCAAGAGGTTTTTTTGGTTTCTAAGGAAGAAAAATTAAAGAGTTTTGAAAATAAAGGAACTCTTACCGATCTAGAACTAAAGGAACTACTTTACCTTGTTGGATTCAGAGGATCAAACCTTGTTGAGGCTTGGGCAGTAGCAAAGAAAGAGTCTAATGGTCAGCCAATTAGATTTAATGGAAACTCCAAGACTGGGGACAGTTCTTATGGTATGTTTCAAATCAATATGATTAATGATTTAGGTCCTGAGCGTCGTGACAAGTTTGAACTTGTTACAAACTCTGACCTTTTAAACCCAGTAATAAATGCACAGATTGCATTTCATATGTCAGATGGTGGCAAAGATTGGTCTTCTTGGCATGGACTGACTCCACGTACAAAGTACTGGATGGCTCAATTTCCAAACTAAATTATAAACAACTAAAAGCACCTATGGGATAAAACCTATGGGTGCTTTTTAGTTTCTCAATATTAAATTGACTGCTACTCTAGGTGCCACTAAAGTCTCAACCTCATGGGTAAGGTTTTTAGGTATAAACACAAAATCTCCTTCTACAAGATGATATTCATTTTGCAGGTTTTCTCCAGTACGCCAAATCATTTCACCTTTAACTACCCACTGAAATTGATCTACATGATCACTGTGTTTTTTTCCAACAACCCCACGATTTTTCATAAGAGAAACTAAAGCAAAGTTACCATCATAAACATCTGAAGAGTATTCAGAAAGACCCCATTTAGTTACCTGATCAAGTTCTGGAATTATGGACATATATTTATCATTTTGATCATAAAGTTGAAAAGCCATTCTTGACCAAAATCTACATTTTAGTCTCATGTCAGAGGACTCGCCTTCAACAAAATCATTTAAAAGGTATGATCTTTCTGGAAACTTTTCCAAGTCTTCATCAACATATTGAGAGACCATTGACATAATTGTATCTAAAGATGGAAGATCTGTAAAAACATCTTTAAATATATGAATTCTGTTTTCTTTACGGGCTTGATCTACTAATGACATATTAATTTTAGTATTTTTTGGTTCTAAACTATTTATTTTTATAGAACTATTTTTATATTTTTCCCAAGGAGATATTTCATTCTTTTTCATTTTAGCCAACTAACTACTGAATACCTAGTTCCTTCCAAAACTGGAAGAACCGAATGATTATAAACATAGGTTGACGGAAACAGTAAAAGTTCATTTGAATTTGGCTTATATGTTATATTAAATCTTGGAAAAACAATCTCTCCGCCCTCATAGTTGTCATTAATATAATAAACAAGAGAAAGCCTTCTATGAAAGTCTTTGTGATCATCTATATGATTAACAAATTTTTGACCTTTACCATATTTTAAAATACTATAGGAATCATGCCATGTGGTCTCAAGTTGGTGCTCTGACTTATAATCTACCTCTGCAGGTCCAAAGCCAACTAAAAAAATATTTGATAGTATTGCATTAAAGGCTTGATCTAAATTTATAAAATCATCAATGATTGACTTTGAATATGGCACAACAGTTGTAAGAGTATCTCTATAATCAGTGTCTATCTTTACTGTATCATCACTTTTAATAGATGATGGAGTCCAATCCCTTCTTGCACTAATCATTCCTTCTTCAATATCTGCAATAAGGCTTGTGTGATTTTCAACTACATCTGAGTATATAAAAATTCCTGGTGCTAGTTCTTTTTTATTCATTACCATTTTCCAATTGGACAAGATGCTTTTTCAAGTTTTGATTTAACCTTCATAAAACATCCACATTTTTTACATTGAGTTGTTAATTTTATAAGTTCTGGACATGTTTTACAAATTTCAAATCTTCTATTTGATTCTTCTTCACTGGCCCATTCTACATTTGGATTTACAATATCCCAAGGCCTTGTTTCGCCTAAATTTTGTTTATACTTTTCCCATGCTGAAAGTTGTTCTTCCATTTTATTCTGGTGCCTTAAACTCTTTACCGTCCCAAACTGAAAAATCAGAAACAACTTGATCTTTATCAACAATCACAATTGTAGGGTTTGAGGCTAATCCAGCACGAACTTGAGGACCTTTATTGTATGTTTCATCATCAATATCTAGCACCCAAAATACCTCATTGTTTGCTAAGAATACAAATCTTTCTTTTGCCATTTTTTATCTCCTTTCTTTTAAGTATAGCATAATATGATTTTTTAATCAACAACTTTCATAGGATGTACTGCAGTCTGAGTTAGTACATATTTGAACATCTCCAGAACATGGAGTACAGTTAGGTGTACATCCAGGGGTTACAGAAGGAGTTACAGAAGGAGTTACAGCAGGTGTAACTTCTGGTGTAACAGATGGCGTAACGGCAGGTGTTACTGAAGGTGTAACTGCTGGGGTAACGGCTGGTGTTACTGCTGGTACTCCACAAAAAGTATACCCTAAGTTCATATCTGGACATCCAGCCGTCCATGATCTTTGATATGCTGTTCCGTAACCTTGAGCATTAACATTTAAACAATATACTGTTCCATCTTCATAATCACATACTGGTGCTGGAGTAACGGCTGGAGTAACGGCTGGAGTAACGGCTGGTGTTACTGCTGGGGTAACGGCTGGTGTTACAGATTGTGACACACATGATATAAAAGTAATAGAAACTGCAGGACCACTAAAGTCTGCATTGTTATAACAGACATTTCCGTAGGCCTCATCTCCTGGACAACTTTCATTTCCATAAACTTCGGTTCTACAATAAGGGCCTGCTGGTGTTACTGCAGGAGTTACAGGTGTTACTGCAGGAGTTACAGGTGTTACTGCAGGAGTAACTGGTGTTACTGCAGGAGTTACGCTTGGGCAACACTCATTATTGTCAGGATTAAATGTACCTGGGCATTGCTCTTCATTTGAAGCATAGTAACATCCTGGTCCATAAGGTGTAACTGGGGTAACTGGGGTTACAGGGGTAACTGCAGGTGTAACTGGAGGTACCCAAGGTCTTCCATCGCTGTCACAACATCTTGTTGGATCAAAACCACATGGATCAGAATAACTTCCAGATGTATCTCCTGGTGGTGGGCAAACTAGTGGAGTTACAGGTGTTACAGGGGTAACTGGGGTTACAGGTGTAACTGGTGTTACAGGTGTAACTGGGGTTACAGGTGTAACTGGGGTTACAGGTGTAACTGGAGTTACTGGGGTTACAGGGGTGACTCCAACATATGTGTAATATCTTATGCTGATTATAGTTTCATAATTAACCAGCGTACCTGCTTGAACTGATTGTGATTCAACTTTATTATCTAGATTTTGATCTGATGTAGAAACTGGAGTACTTATAACAGCATAATTAAGATGAGATGATGAAAATGCACTTAAAGCATCTGATGATGTCATTCCAACTACATTTGGTACTAAAACCATACCTTTTGAAGATGCCCAGGATCCAAAGTTTAGCATCTTTTACCTACGCCGTTAAATCGCCTATTAAGAGCCAAGTGTTTGTATCAATTTTTACCAATATTGCACCAGAGTATTGTGCTGCAATCTTTTTATTCATAAACTTGCTATTAATTGTTACTCCGTTTGCTCCTTGAAAAATAACATTGCCAGAACCATTGCGAACAATCTCAACTTTTTGACCCTTAATAAATGGAACAGAACTATTTAGTGGAACTGTAATTGTTACATCAGAAGATGAGTCAACATTTAATGTTTTCCCAGCATCTGTTTTTGCAATTGTATAATTAGATAGGGTTGTCACTAAATCTGTAGCATCTCCATAATAACGCCATTCACCATTATGGTAATACTGAATTTGATTAATTACATCACCGTTATTATTTTGTCTTACAAAACAAACTACTCCATTGCTTGGAGAAGTAATTGCTGCATCTCTTGCAGTAAGGTTTTGAAAATTATTAACTCCAGCCTTTGCATTTGCAACGGTATCAAAAGTTACTACAGAACCAAATCTTTGATCTGCTGTCCATGTATATTGAGCGTTAGTATTAACTGCTCCACCCAACGCATACCAAGTCTGATTTGATGCATTATAGATATATGCTACTTTTCCATCTGAATTAATTGTTGCCATCTGATGTGATCCCCAATGCTCTTAATTCTGCTTCTGTGATTCCAGTTGATGCAACTAATTTTGCAATTCCAATTTCACGAAGTTGTTGCTCTGTAGTTTTTTCTATTGTTTT